CGACAGAGATGAAGAAGAATATATAATACAAAAACAAAAAATTGGTCTGCAAAAAATCTTGACATCAAGATTATTAAATATGAATTATGATGATTTAAATGTAGATGTACGCGAATCTATTTTTTATTCTTTAAATTATGTGACAAAACAACCTCTTATATTTCAAAAAATATATGTGTCAAGTTTTATTGATGATTGTGTTAAAGCTCATGAAGGTGTAGATGGAATGACTTGTGTATTGGGTGCAGTAGAAAGAATTGTTTTTTCTTTAGTTCCAGCTTGTCGCGCTTTTGAAGAAAATACAGATTATCAACAAATAATTAAAATAGTAATGATTAAAAAATTAATAACTGATTCTATTTTAGACTGGTATAAACTACATCATAAAGATAAATCAAATGCTTTTCCAGCAGAAAAAACGTTAGATGACAAAAAAACAGATTTACGAGAGTATTTACAAAACCTATATCCTGGAAACGAGACTTTAATTAATGAAAAAATAGTTGAAATTGCCGATGAAATGGGTTATGATGATTACGTTTTTGCTTATGAAGGAGGCAGAAGAAGAACTAAGAAACGAAGACAAAGAATAGAGAAACGAAGGAAAACTATAAAAAGGAAAACTATAAAAAGGAAAACGATGAATAAAAGGAAAACTATAAAAAGGAAAACGAATAAAAAGAAATAAATAATAAAAAAGTATATAAAATTTATTATTTATTATTAAATGCTTTTAACGCACATTGTGTGCATCAAACGGTTAGTAAAATACACAAAAAATATGTTTATTAGCAATACTAATGAATTAGCAACAAACATAGCATTTATTTTCTTATAATTAACAACAAATGTGTATATAATAGATAATATGCTAAATACAAAAAAGAAACCAAACATAACAGATAAAATGTAGAAATAACCGCAGTATTCTCTTGACAATGGGCCAAAGTAATCATCCATAAACTTAGACATTTATAATATATACTAACAAAATATATTTATAAAATTTATTATATTTAAAACAACTTAAAACTTTATTTGAAAACTAACATAATGAGCAAATCAGTATATACTACTCAAAACGACTTATTATTAAAAAATTTAATGGATTTTTATAAAACCGATAATGACGATGGAACTTTTAATTCGAACAATAATTTGGATAAAATGCTTAGAATTATTACAGGTACCTCTAAAATATCATTACGAATTGTAGATTGGTTTGCAACAAATTATGCTAAAAAGTTTTACACAATTTATACCATTGAAAAAACGACGGATAATATAACAAGACGTTTCAAAGTTTACGACGACTATAAACTAAAGTTAAAGGCATATTCTAAAAAGAGATTTGATCCTTTTTGTAGATGGGACCGAATCAATATTCCTTATTCAAACGACAGATTTATTGAGACAACCATAGGTCAATTGAATTTTTTTAAATGGGCTTTAGAAAACAAAGTAATTGACTTCGTCGAACAAAATTATGAACTAATCGAAAAGGATATGAATAGTCGCAACAGTACTTCTAAACGAAAGGAAACAATTGTTATAGATAATTCTAAGACCAGGAAAAAGAGAGAGGAACTATCTATTTCGGCAACAAAAAGCATTAAAAAAGAAAAGGTAGAGATTGTCTTGGAATTTAATTAAATTTTTTATTATATTCATTTATGTTATAAAATGAATACAATACAAAAACGGTTTTTATTATTCTTATTTGGTTGTATAGGTACGCGTTCTTTGTTAGTATATATAGCTAAAAATCTTAGTAAACAATATTTATTTTATTTGGGTTGGTTAACTCTAATTCCAGCAGTAGGATTTATGTATATTTATTTAACAGGTACAAGACAAACAGGTGCAGAGGTATTTGGTGATAAAATTTGGTGGAATGATTTGAGACCACTTCATTCACTCTTATATTTTGCGTTTTCATATAATGCTATAATGGGAAATATGAATGCTTGGGTATATTTGTTAGTTGATGTTATAATAGGACTTATATCTTTTTTAAGTTATCATTATATGGTTGGTGATTTTGCGAAATTAGTTAAATAAGAATAAGAATAAGAATAAGAATAAGAATAAGAATAAGAATAAAGAAAGTATATTATTTTTAAAGTTTATTATTTAAAAATAATTTAAAATATAATTTAATGGGTAATACACAATCTATGAAAAAAATAAATTTTGAAGATATGCATACCTTAATAAAAAATCCAGATCAATATTTACTAATAAATACGTTGCCTGTTTCAGAACAAAGTTGTTTAATAGTGTATACCGTAAACGCGAATGACGAGGAAGCAATTATAAATAAATTCATAAAGGAAAATAAAAGCATTCGAATTATTATTTACGGGAAAAATAGTAATGATGAAAGTGTACAAAAAAAATATCAGCAACTATTATCTATAGGATTTTATAATATTTATGTTTATACAGGGGGAATATTTGAATGGTTGTTGTTGCAGGATGTTTATGGGAAAGAATTATTTCAAACAACAAAAACAGAATTGGATATTTTAAAATATAAATCACCGCAAATATTAAATTTATCACTTTTGGAATATTAGTTTTTATTGCGTTACGAATACTTATTAGTTAATAATATTATTTATTATTAAATAATAATGTCATATATATGTCCTGTATGTACATTATTACCCGATAGTCATTCATTATCAAAAGTTTTAGAAAAAAACGACATAATATATTATTATACGTGTCCATCACAAGCTATATTGTATTATGATGTAAAAGGTATAATAAATCATTATAATGGTGTTTTGAGTGAAATGCCAGAAAATAAAGAGTGGGTTTGGATATTTGATAGTTTAGGGTTTAGTCTTATACATGCGATGCAGACAAACGTTGCTATTGATTTGGCAAAATTAATTTCAAATAAATTTAGTAAAAATCTCAAAAAAATAATAATAATAAATCCAACATTTTATATTACAATAACACATAAAATGATAATGCCGTTTTTGAGTAATAAAATAAGAGATATTATTGAATTAAATTATGAAAAAAAGAGTGTAGAAGATATAATTTTATAAAATATTTAACTAATATAAGAATATAAATTAATGGATCAAAAATATTTATTTTATATTACATTAGTAATTTCAATAATTGTTCAAATAATATCAGGAATATTAGACATAATTGCTTTTTTTGTAAAAGTCCCTACTATGTATTCAATAATAAGACAATTACTAATATTAGAATTAATCGTTCAGTTTTTTGAAGGAATGTTTTATGTTTGGTTAGCGTATAATTTTACTAAGGTATTAAATGTTACACCAAAAAGATATATAGATTGGGTTATTACGACACCAACAATGCTAATAACGTTAATTATATATTTAATTTATTTGAATAAAAAAGTAGAAAATAAAACAAACGAATTGGAATTTTTTACACTTTTGAAAGATAACGCAAATACAGTTATACCTGTTGTGTTTTTGAATTGGCTAATGTTACTCTTCGGATATTTGGGTGAAATGAGAATTATCCCTGTTTTGATGGGAGTAATTTTAGGCTTTATACCATTCTTAATGTATTATTATATTATTTATGTAAATTATGTAAATCAAAATACAAATGGTTACTTATTGTTTTGGTATTTTTTCTTTTTTTGGTCATTGTATGGTGTTGTAGCTGTTTTACCATATTATATTAAAAATGCATTTTATAATATATTGGATTTGTTCTCTAAGAATTTTTTTGGTTTATTTTTAAGTTATATAATAATTTCAGGAAATTATTAAATCTTATGACAAGCGACTCCATTTAAAGCCATATTAGACAACGCGTCTGCTCGTTTATTCTCTTCTCGGTAAACATGAGTAAAATCGATATACTCAAAATGAGTAATTAGATCATGTATCTTTTCATAAAACGGACGTAATTTATCTTTTTTTAATTTATAAACACCATTGAGTTGATTTATAACCAATTGACTGTCTCCATATACTGACAGTTTTGTTATATTTTGTGAAACAGCTTCTTCTAATCCAAGTATCAATGATTGATACTCAGCTTCGTTATTTGTACAGTTTACTCCTATATATTTATAATCGCACCAAATTTCTTCATTATTATTATATAATACAGCTCCGATTCCAGATGGTCCAGGGTTACCTTTACTGCAGCCATCAAAATGTAATTTATAATTATTTGCTTGACATATAGGATTACTTGTTTTTTTTATTTTAAGAATAGGTTTATTGTTAGTATTCGGTTTAATTGGTGGAAAGAAATTTAAAATAGAATAAGAAGACATTCGTTAAATAATAATTTAAATATATTTTTATATGTTTGTAATATATAATTGTATATAATGAATATCAATTTTTTGAATACCGTGTTTTCTATTTTCTTGTTTTTATCGTCTGTAAAATGTGATACAGAGTGCCCGAATGTTGTTCTAAGTGAGGACAGAAGAGAAAACAAACAATCTTTAAGATTGGTCCAATATAATGTTGAATGGTTATTTATTGATTATTATTCTGCTATGGATTGCCCTGGTGATGGTTGCACTTGGAAAACGATTGATGATGCCGAAAAACATTTATCTTATGTTTCAAAGGTTATAAGCGAGTTGAAACCAGATATTATAAATTTATGCGAAGTTGAGGGATGTGATGAGTTAAATGAAGTGAAAAATTATTTAGATGATAGTTATGTGCCATATCTAAAAAAAGGAACAGATACATCTACTGGTCAAAATGTAGGTATGTTAAGTCGTATTGACCCAATTATCGATTTATATCGTAGCGAAGAAAAAATCGCGTATCCAATTAGTGGGACGAAATGTGGTTCAACATCATCTTCTGGAACAAGCGGGGTTTCAAAACATTATATAACTGAATTCGATTTAGGGGTATACAAAGTGGCATTAATTGGGGCACATTTATTAGCTATTCCAACAGACCCTTCAAGATGCGTTCAAAGAGAAGCCCAGGCGCAAGTTTTACAAAATATAGTTTATGGTTATATAGGGAGAGGATATGAGATTATTTTAATTGGCGATATGAATGATTATGATGGTGAAATTTTGGATAAGAATGATGATATGCCAACATCCAGAGTGTTAGATATTATGAAAGGTTTAGATGGACAAAAAAAGGGAACATATGAACTAACAAACATAGCAGTGTCTATAAAGAAGGATGAACGCTTTACGGATTGGTGGGATTCGGACAATAATTGTAATACAACTTCTCAAAAAGATTATTCAATGATAGACCATATTTTAGTAACAGACAATGTTTATAGTAATATTGTTAATGCATATATTTATCATGGATATGATGAATATTGTGGTAAATGGAATTCAGATCATTATCCGATAGTTGTTGATTTTGAATTTTAGATAAAAAATAAAAGTATATTTCAAGTGATTTATACTTTTATTTATATTTTTTATTTATTGTTTTTTATAGTTTATAATGTTAATCCTTTTTATAATGTTTCCTGTTTATGAATAAATTCGTCTATTAGGTTTAACCACTCATGCAAAATATGTTCTTGTTCATAAATATCTACATTACCGTCTAATACTAATTTTTCAGTTTTAATGCCTTTTTCAGGATCAAGAAAATCATTATGACATTTATGACAATCTTCCAAATAGGACAATGGTATTAATTCTTCTCCAACACGTGCTCTCTTATGGATTCGATTATAGCAAATTTGCGGTTCAGTATTGACATAAATGGTATGATTAAAATCAAAATCGGTAATAAATGCATCAAACCAATTTAAATAAATTTGGTAACAAACGTCTTCAATTTTGCCCTGTTCGTACAACATCTTTGCAAATACATATTTGTCAGTGTATAAGCTACGCTCAGTTATAATGATTGTATTCGTATGTTCATTTGCCTTAACAGCATCCTTTAAAATTTTCAGACGAGAAATGTAAGCCATAATTTGGAAAGCGAATGAGTATTTTTCTTGATTGTCGTAGAATTTCTTCAACATAGTATTGCCTTCTTTATCCTTAATTTTCTCCCAATCATCAACCGGTTCTCTTAAAAATATTACATTTTTATTGTCCTTATAGAAAGTTCTCAACCTTTCCAAAAGTGTTGATTTACCGGAACCAATGTTGCCCTCAATAGATACAATTTTAAAGTTAGCCATTTTTATAATAGTTTATATAAGTTTATTGCCTCTTTTTCTTAAATCGTTTTAAATTCAATTTTTATTTTTACACCTTTTAACAATTCAAATGCCGAATTTTATATATAGTAAAAATAATATATAGTAAAAATAATATATAGATTATACTATACTATAAATATCGAATGGATTATCGCAATATACTTAAAACAAAAATTAAGTTAATGATTGTAAATGATTTAACTATTGGAAGAAGTGATGATAATTTAATACCATTTACAAGCGATGAAATTGATAAATTTATAGAAGATAATAATAATAACATAGAAAAAGTCATTACAATTATGATTAATGAATATAGTAATGATAATGAACTCGAATTGCTTGCGGAACCATTGCTTGATTGGATTGGAGAATATTTATACGAGTTTATAGATACAAATATCGGCGTTTGATTTGTTAAAAGGTGTAAAATAAATAATATGATATAAATTATATGATAAAAATAAAATTGATTTGAAATAAAACATATAAACAATAAACAAACATAAAGAAAAAAGACAATATTATAAAATGGACCTGAAACAAAGAAAACTGTCAAGATCTGAATGGGACTCAATTGAAATTCCTGTTTCCAGTAATGAAAATGAAATATTACAATTAATTACCAGTGGATTTTCGAATGTACATATAAAAGTTAATAAAAACGATTCTATCTTTACTTTCTTAAAGATAGAATATAATCATCAACTCGAAGAATTTCTATACTCAAAATTCTTTGGAGACAAAATAAAAGAACTCGTTAAAGAACACCAAATTGACTTTATTAAATTTGAGGCGGATGCTACATTAAAAAGAACAAAATCGATTGATCAAAATAAAAGTAATAATGAACAAAGTAAAAAAGACAATATTTATTATATTAATATTTCCAGCATTGTTCGTATCAAAAGTGGTGACCAAATTCGTTTAGCCCGTATAAATGGTATTGAACTTAATACTGGTATATATGAATTTATGCTTTATAACAATCTGGAACAAATGATTAAACATAAAACTATTAATAACAAAAAATGGATGTACTATTATTATACCTTGAATGTATTATTAAAAAATAACGTAGAAAGAGCTAACCGTTATATTATTGAAATTATACAATGCTTTATTGCGAATTATGCAAAAGATATTGAACTGTTATATGTACTTAAAAATGCCGTGGAATATATTGAAAAAAATTCCAGTCTACTTAAATACAGTGATTTATGTCTTTATGAACATCAAAAAGAAATATATACGATTGTTCGCTCTATTAAACCCAAACTGATATTATATATTGCACCAACTGGAACCGGTAAAACATTGACACCGCTTGGATTATCGGAAAAATACAAGGTGATATTTGTTTGCGCTGCCAGACACGTTGGGTTAGCTTTAGCTCGTTCTGCTATTTCTATCAATAAAAAAATCGCGTTTGCATTTGGTTGTTCATCTGCTGACGATGTGCGTCTACATTATTTCGCAGCCAAAGAATAT